CACAATTACAACAGGTATCTAGACAAAGAGCTGAGAAGATTCTTAGAGCTAGATTCCCTGAATATTTTGAAGGATAAGTATGGTCAAGAGAATATTAATTAGAGGCTTTAGTAAAAAATTTAAAGGCACTCAAAAAATACCTGCACAAAAATCACCTGGTAGATTTAGTGCTATGCAAAAACAAGCTACAGCAGAAGCCAAAACAAGAAAAGTATTTGGTGAATTACCTGAGTTTATGGGATTATCTCAAAGAGCTACAGGTGAACTAGCTGCTGAAAGTCTTGCATTACAAACTTCTACAAAAAAGTTTTTTAGAACTTTACCAAAAGAATTAGCTAGATCTAGAGCTAGAACTGCAACAGGATTAAAAACTATTAGACAAACTAAAAAAGTATCTAAACCTGCAGTTATGAAAGCTAAATCAAAAGGTGCTATGAAGTCATATGGTATAGCTACAAAAAAATCTGAAGATGTATTTAGAAAAACTATGGAGACATTTACTACTAAAACTAAAGCTAGTCCTTTTGCTAAAAAAAGTAGAGCAGTTCCAAAACAAACTGAAGCATTAGCAGATAGTAGAGAAATACAACACATGAAAAAGGTTTTTAAAGATATGGGATTCTAATGGCTAATGGAATACCACTTAATGACCCTAGATTAAAAGATCCAATAAGAAATGTACCTGATGGTTTAAATGATCCACTTCAGGCAAAAGTACCTGGATTCTTAGAATCTTTACGTAACCCTATAGATCTTATTAGAGAAGAATCTCTACCTGCATCTTTATATCAATGGCTTACAGGTAATACCAAAAAAAAACAAGCACAAGAAGCATTAGATTACATTCGTAATAATCCTAATCTTGCTGGAACTAGAATATACAAAGAAGCAGAACGTAAACTAAACAGGTTTGGTTATCTTTTAGAAGATGGCCCAATGAATATAGACATCAAAGAAGTTGGGAATATGGTAAAACAAAATCCTAAACTATTTGGTGCTGAACTTGTAAATATGATAGTAGCTGATCCTTGGCTACTTTTTATGCCATTAGGATGGGGTAGACTTGGTAGAGGAGTAGTAAATGCTATTAAACTTAAACGTGGTAAAAATTTAGAATACAAAAGAATTAAATCAAAGATAGCATCAGATCTAAAAGTAGGTGCTACAGCTACACTAGCTACACCTCTAGTATTTTCTAGTACATTTCAATTAGGTGAAGATGCTAATCTAGATCCAAAAAGAACTACAATAGAAACTACAATTGGAGCAACAGCAGGAGCTTTGTTTTCTGTAGGTTTTGCAGGTACAGGTGAATTAGCTCGTAGATTAACAAGAGTTCCAAGAGCTAGAATAGAAGCAGCTCATAGAAAAGTATTTGATAAATACAAACTAAAACCTGAACAACTAGTAGATACTAATGAAAATGGTATTTATAAAGGTGTAGATGAACTTATAGAAATTATAAGAAAAGAATCTGGAGACATTGCTGATCCTAAAAAATTTGATCTTATCAAAGCAGATATTACTTCTGCTCTAAGAACAATCAATGAAAATGGCAAAGATATGGCACTTGTTACTGCACTCAAAAGAGGTGCAGCAGTAGGTGGTATAGTCGGTACTGCTCAGTTTCTTACATCACCAGATGAAAAACTATTAGCTACAGCAAAAGGTTTTGGTATAGGTGCAGCAATATACGGAGCTGGTAGAATACTTGGTAGAAATATAAAAAATATACCTAAAGAATTTAGTGAAGCAGCATTATCAGGTGAAGCTACATTAGATGCAGCTAAAATGAGTACAGTAAAACTTAATTCTGCTGCACAAGAACTATCAAATGTTATTAAAAAATCTATACCAGATGCTATAGATTCTAGACGTAAAATATTCTATTACTTAACAAAAGCACAAGTAGATAGAAAAACATTTCAATATAATCCAAGATTAAAACCAATAGCAGATAATGAACTTACAAAAGCTGAATTAGAAGCTGCTAAGAATATTAAAAAAGTATTTGATGAATACTATAATATATTTGGTCAAGAAGGTAGATTAGTTTTTAACAAAAGAACAAACTATCTACCATTATTATGGAATCAATATAATCCAAAACAACAACCTTTTAAATTTGTAAAAGACTTTGATACAGGTGTTGTTACAGGCCCATCAACTAAGTTTCAGTTTGCAAGACGTGGTATATTTGGTGATATAAATCATGGATTACAAAAAAACTATACAATACGTGCAGGTATGGATGACCCTGCAGAACTTGTTAGAATATATGCATTTGCAGCTGGTAAAGCATTATCAACAAGAGCTATTGTAAAAAACTTAGAGCAAACAGAAATAGTAAACAAACCACTCTTAATTAGAAACAATATCAAAAAAACTTTTGATGATACTAATTACACAGAATTCAAACATCCATATTTTATAGATAAAGGTGACTCAGTATTAGTACATAAGGGAATGATAAACTCTCTTAGAATGGTATTTGATGCAACTGATGAAGGTCAGTTTATGGGTGCACTCTTTACTACAAACCTAATGATGAAAAGACTTGCAGTAGGTTTTTCATTCTTTCATGCAGGAGCATTGGTAGAATCATTATGGTTTGCAGGAGCTAAAGCAGACTTTATCAAAAAAACATTAGATCCAAGAAAAAAACCAGAAATATTAAAATCAGTTAGTGATCCAAAAGCATATATCAAAGACTTTGATCATGCTATCGATCAACTTCGTACAGCAGGTTATGATGATGTAGTTAGATTTGGTCAAGGTGTAGGATTACAAATATCTGTACCTGAAGATACAGGATTTGATAGATTTTATTATAACTTAAGAGGATTTGATCCATTCCTAAAAAGACACTTTGGTATATCCACTGAAGGTAGAGTAGAAAAAGTATTTAGATGGTTTGATAAAATTACTTGGGATAGAATATTTACAGCAGCTAAATTAAATACATTTTTAACTGTATTAGATAAACCTACTCTTTTAGGTAAACCTAATGCATTAAGAATCATGCCTGGAGATACTCAGGCACAAATCTATGGTAAAGCAACTAAAGCTGCATCTTTTACTAATGATGCATTTGGTGGACAAAACTGGGAACAGTTAGCAAATAGAATACAAAACGATACTCTTAAACGTCTTACACAAACAGCATTTGCTCCAGGATCTAGAGGATATATGCAGTTATTACTCTTTGCTCCTGACTGGACATTATCAAATATCAGGATTATTGCTAAGTCATTACCTAACTTTGAGTCTGATCCAGCATTACGTAGATTATATCAATACTATTTTGCAAGAGCTGCACTTACATATGCAGTAGCAGGATCTGCACTAAACTATATATTTAGTGGTCATTCTATACTAGACAATACAGATCCAACAAGAATTGATTTAGGAGATGGACAAGTACTTACATTTTCTAAACAATTGATGGAACCTTTTCATTGGATTACTGATCCACAATCAACTGGTCTTAAAAAGATTGGATCTTTACCAAGAACTACTATAGAAGTATTAACTAACAAACAATACTTAACTACTAAGTGGAGTCCAAATATTACTAAGAAAGATGATGAAGCAATTGAAAAGGGTCTTAAAATAGGTGGTCATGTTGGTATGAGATTTTTACCTATATGGCTACAATCAGCATCAAGAGATATTGCTGAAAAACTACAAAGTGATGGTCTGTCATTAGATGAAGCATCTGATACAGCAGTAGACTTTGTACTTGGTCAACTAGGACACCCACGTTATAAAGGGCCTAGATACACACAATACAAAACGAAAGGGCTTGTAAGAAATCCTTACGAGACATTATTCTAATGAGTAGACATACTGAAAACAAAGAAGAACTTTTAAGAGTACATGGTGAAATAAATTTAATTCATCAAAAACTAGACACTTTAGAAAACAATCACTTAGCTCACATTAAGAAAGATATAGATAGAATTTTATGGGTTTTGGGAGCAGTAGGTATTGCAGTTCTTGGTGAATTATTTGTACTTTTAAACAAGGTTCTATGACAAAATATTTATTAGTATTATGGATGTGCAGCATGACCAATGGTCAATGTCCATCTAGTACTTTATCAGGTTATGAGTTTAGCAATCATTATGATTGTACTAATGCAGGTTATGCTTTTTCTCAAAAAACATTTAGAGCATTAGAAGAAGTAGAAGGATTTGATAGAAACTATATTGAAGAAAATAAAATAGTTGTTAAGTTTGAATGTAGACCTATTGAATTTATAATACCTAAACCTAAACCAAAAACACCTGCATAAAGTTGTACTTAATAATTTAAAACTATAGTTCTCTATAGTATAAGTTGCATATGCATAAATCAATATTGATTATAAGTGATACTCATATCCCTTATCATCACAAAGATTTATTCCCTTTTTTGAAGGCTATAAAAAAATTATACAAGCCTACAAAAATAGTACATATAGGTGATGAAGTAGATAAACATGCTTTATCATTTCATGATTCAGATCCTGACTTACCAAGTGCAGGTGATGAACTTAAAATATCATTACCTATTATTAAAGAATTAGAGAAGTTGTTTCCAACAATGGATCTATTAGATTCTAATCATGGAAGTCTAGTTTTTAGACGTGCTTTAAAATATGGAATACCAAAAGCATATCTTAAAAAATACAATGACTTTCTGAAAGTTGGAAAAGGATGGAAGTGGCATGACGATTTGACGTTAGATACGCCAAATGGGCCAGTTTACTTCTGTCATGGCAAAGTAGCTGATGTGTTAAAACTAGCACAATCTATGGGAATGAGCTGCGTTCAAGGACACTATCATAGTAGCTACTCTATAAAATATTATGGCAATTCATTAGGATTGTACTTTGGTTTACAAGTTGGATGTTTAATAGACAAAGACTCTCTAGCTTTTAGATATAATAAAACTCAAAGAGCTAGACCAATAATTGGAACAGGTATGATAATAGATGGTTTGCCAAAACTAATACCAATGAGGTTAAATAAAAATGGCAGATGGATTGGAAAAATTACCTAGAGGAATAAGAAATAAAAATCCAGGAAATATAAAATTAGGTACAGATTGGGATGGTTTGGCAGCAGAACAAACTGATCCAACATTCTGTATATTTGATGAAGCAGTTATGGGCATACGTGCTTTACATAGAATATTGCTTACTTACAGATTTAAACACCATAAAGCTACAGTTGAAGAAATCATCTCAAGATGGGCCCCTCCATCAGAGAATGATACATCAGCTTACATAGATTTTGTTTGCAAAAGAATGAACATCAAACCTATGGATCGACTAGATAATAGTATGGAACATTATCTACCACTTGTAAAATCTATTATACAAATGGAAAATGGTCAGCAGCCCTATGACGATGAACTTCTTGTAGAAGGCATGTATCGTGCATGGGAAGGTTTGCCAACAAAAGCTACAGCTTTATAGAAAGGTTTAAAATAATATGTGGTTGAATTTACTATCTTTGGGTGTAAAAACAGCATCTCATATATATCAGAACAAACAAAAAACTAAACAGTTGATGTCAGATGCTCAGCGAGTACATGCTGAACGTATGGCGAAAGGCGAACTTGAATATAAAGCGAAAGTTATTGAGAGCAATGATAATGGTTGGAAAGACGAATTTGTCCTTATTCTCGTATCTTTGCCTATTCTTTTATTGGGTTGGTCTGTCTTTTCTGACGATCCTGACATTCGTAATAAACTAGATTTGTTTTTTGAATACTTTAAGAACTTACCATATTGGTATCAGGCAATATTCATTGGAGTAGTGTCTGCAATATATGGTCTTAAAGGTGCTGATATTATGAGAAAAAAATGACAGCTTACATAGGTAAACCTAAACACTCTAAATGCAGCATGTGTAAAAATAAAATAACAAACAGATATGTTATGTTTGATAGAGTAAAATATTGTTTAAAATGTTTTTATATGTCAGGCAAATCATTACCTATATTTCATGAAAATAAACGAAAACACTAACGTAGCACTACCAATAAGAAACCTTATAGCAATAATTGCAGGAGTTGCATTAGGCGTATGGGCATACTTTGGCATCGTTGAAAGAATTAACAGACTAGAAACAGCTGATACTTTATTTCAAGCTGACCTACTCAAAAAAGCAGAACAAGAACCCAAGAACTTAGAAATGTATATGCTCATTGAACACTTGGCTAGTCAAATTGAATCTATAGAAAAAGAAATAGAAAATAGTAGATATAACAAAGTAAACATAGATCATATTAAAGAACAAGTTGATATGTTACAAAAAAAATTAAATGGTAATCACTAATGATAGAAAGTGTATTTGCTCTGTTGATGATTATAGATCACGAGATTCGTGAACACAGAATACAACCATCTTTGTCTGCATGTCTTAAAGGAAAAAGAATAGCTGAAAGAACTGCTAAAGGCACATCTGTATCTTATAAATGTATTAAGTCACAAGCAGAAACTGAAATATATATGGGGCAAAAAAGTATTAAAAAGTTAATACTTAATTAATCGTAATCTCTTTCTATTATCATCTCAAGATAATGAATAGCTTTCTCAATATCTTTACGTTTGCCTTTTTTTTTATGTCTACAAATATATTTTATAGCATTACCTTCAGCATAAGGTAGATTGTTTTCATTAATAAAGTATGCAGGCTCAACCTTCATATCTTTATAGTGATTACCATCAACTTGTTTATTAAGTGTATTATAAGTCATATCTTTAAATATATCCTTGTGAGTCATTAAAATTTTAATCTATAACGACCAGGTCGATACTCTCGATCTGGTTTTTGTTTTTTGTAATAGTTTCTTCTCAATTGTTTTATATCATATTTCATAGCTTTGATCATTTTAACATGAGTATAATCTGGATCTAAATCTGCTAGTCTACATATAATTCTGAAGTCTCTAGAATTACCAGTTAGCCAGGACACAGCTTGATCTCTATGATATTGATAGTATCTATCTACACCTTTGTATGCTGCATCATGTACAGCTTGAGTAATTACATTAAGAAACATTCTTTGTTCAGGACTTCTCATCAGATTCAATAACCTCATAAGTTACTCTATCTGGAGTAATAGGACAGTCTTGCCAATTAAATGTACTTGAATCTAATTTATTAACTATATCTTTAGCATGATCATCTGACTTAGCATCAACAAATATTTCAGTAGTAACAGGTTTGTAAACCCATATACGAAATTTATAAATCATATGTTATTCTTACGTCTACTAGCTTCTAGTGTTCTGAATAAGTCGATAATAAGTCCTTCTTTATCTCTTTTGTTCTCAAGCGTACTCGCTGTAACCTCAGCTTCAAATAGTTCATCCACAGCATTCTTATAAGTTTCGCTTGCATAGTATGTTTGTTCTTTGGCAGATATGCTTTTATCAGCAGTATTACCAGTGATATGGAGAGCTTTCTTTCTCTTAAGAAGCCTATCCAAATATTTAACTTGAGCATTTGCTTTAGCATTTTCTTCGTCTGTTTCTGAAAGATACTTCAACGAATCTTCCAATCTTTTTTCTGTAATCACTTTGATTCTCCTTCAAATATTTATTATACAAATCTCTTACCAAGTAATCTCTACCATATGTATCAATACCCATCAACTCGATTTCGAGTTTGAATAAATAATAACTGTCTTTCATTTTTCATAATATTTAGTAGGGGCAAAGCCTGGATCTTAGCTTCACCCCTATACACGTAACTAACTTAAGGGAGATGACGTGTTCGGTTAAAATGGAGCTTCATCTGGCAGATCTGTTACATCCATCTTGGCTTGTAAGATCTTACGCACATAACCATCAATCTCATCAAAGTTTACTTTGTTTCCTGATTGAATAGCTGCAGCCAAAAGATTACTCATTGTTAATCTATATTTCTCTTTCCATTGAGCATTAGGATCTTTTGTTGGAACTGATGTTGCAGCACCATTAGGCACTGCTACTTCACCATCCAATAACTCAATAGAGTTTGCTGTTTGATACTGTTTACCTGTCTTACTAGTTCTTACAGGCA